CAAAAATACATAAAATAATTGAGAATCAAGAAGATACGAGGTTAATTAACTATAAAGAGCAAAAGAAAAATGCTCAATTCAGTTATTTGCTTCCCTAATTAAGTTTTCGGACGGCCTCCCCCGAATCTCTATAGCGCTTGAAGATGCGGTTGCGCTCGCTCTGGATTTTCTCGTTCTCTGTAGTCCAGAAGCTCTTGGCTTCGGCCTTGCCTACGTTGTGTCTGCGGCCTGCCTCGGTGCGTTGTTTTATCAGCTCGCGAAGCTTTAGCTCGTACTGCACTTTGGCTTCCTCATACACCTTTCTTGCATTACGGAGCTCATCAGTTGCGTGGTGCTCCACAGCGAGAATATCGTCCAGCTCATCATTGTATTTGTCATGCAGGTCTGACATTCTATTGGCGTAGTCCATGCGAAGCTTATTCAGCTTAGCCGTATTTGCTTCAATGAGCTCATGGAACTTCTCTGTAGTAAGCGGCTCATCCTGCGTGCCGACGCTCTCATTTTTATCCGGTGATGGCAATTTATTGCCCTCAACCTGGGCAATATCTTGCCATGGTGATGCACTAACCGCTACGTCCTGAGTCTTTTTATTCATCTCCTCCATAACTACATCACCTCCCCTCCGAAAAGATAACCACCAGCAATCATCACTACCGCGAAGCAGGCTATGCCCACCATGGTCAATGCCACCTCGCCATACGTCACCTTCTCCTCGCAGAGACAGCTGAAGGTCTCGCTCCTGGTAGTCATGAGGCGCTTAGCCTCACGCTTGATTGCACACTTGAGGGCCTTGATGCCCTCCTCAACGTTGATGCCTGCAGGTCTTACCTGCGCATCACTTAATAAAATAGAATTCTGCATATTGCATCATCTGTTAGACATTAGCAGCCAACTTGATTTCGTGAGAAAAGGGTGGCGGCTGCATTCCCCGTTGTCTAACAGATGATGACTTATCCGAGAGGACTAATCAAAAATCTACGGTTCATGCAGCCGCCATATAGGTACACCTTTTTCCCGTTGCCGGGAAAATGATACTCTTGGGCATAAAAAAAGCCTGCGGCTGAGAAGCCATAGGCGAAACGGTCGCCCTGCCGGATAGATTACTATCATCTGTTAGACGGTTGCAAAGGTAAGAAGAATATTTGGAACCGCCAAAAAAAAAGCGAGAAATTTTGAAATAAATGACTTTTTTATGTTTTAGAGCATAAAACAAGGGGTTGAGGAACGAAAAGGAATGAAAAGGAATGAAAAAGCCCCCGATGCATCTCGCACCAGGGGCTTCTAAAGCGATCTTTTAATTTTAAATTCCATAAAGTACAACCATTGTACATGGCTGTCATTTGGCTGTGGTCAGCAGCCCTTGATGTTGAAATCTTAAACAGTGACCATTTGTAATTCGTTAGCTAATCTGTGCAAGCCGTTGGCAATTTTCTCGGCTTGCGCTGGGCGCGGCTTGGAGATGCCAGAGGCATAGTGAGCCAACTGCTTTTGGTTGATGCCCGTGATGAGCTGGAGCGCGGCAAAGGAGAAGATGCCACGGTAGTAGTCCAGGAGTGAGCGGACATCGAACTTGAAGTAAAGCTCGTATTCACCATCAAAGACATCAGGATAAGCCGTGCCCCTTTCTTTGTAGCCCTCTATCTCGAAGTCGATGCTCTCCTGCACGTATTGGCGGAAGCCCTCGAAATCGCCGCTATATGCAACAACCCAACCAGGCAGCAAGCTGCATGCTGCGCTGTATCCCTGCTCCGTGCGAGCCGTATCAATGATAACCTTATTCATATATATATATAGTCTTTAATATATTTCACTGAAGGAGCGACCGAGGCTCTTGCCAAGTTCGCTCAGTGCCGAAACCACAAACACGCTATGCGAAACAGCGTCAGCTCCGAAGAGCGGGCTGTGTTTAGAACACAAGCCCTGACTGCTCTTCGATGCTTTTAAGCAGAAATCCCCAAACGTCATCGTTATCTCCACCGTTGACGGTGACCGTCCCCTTTTTGGTAGGGTGCACGAATTGCCTGTGGCTTCCTTTCTGACGGTCCTTAACCCAACCGTCTTTCTTTAAGATCCTAAGGATCTTGCTCACTTTAACTGTTTTCATAGAACGCTGTTTATTGATTTCAACACTGCAAAGGTAGTAATATTACTACGAATAGCCAAATATTTTAGGTTAAATCGTATCTATTTTACTACTATTTAACATTAATCAATGGAATGTGCGGTGTTTTTGTGGAAAATGATTAACTTTGCGGTGTTTTTAATGGATATAATATATATTAAGGTATGGAAGAAAAAGATCTCTTGAAGCGAGTAGAGATGCTCGAGAAGCAGCAGCGCTCCCTGCTGGATTCATTCAGCCCCATCTGGCACGACTATCATAAAAATGGCGGTTTGGGGTATGCTGTAAAAAGCATACTGGGTATCCTGGTTCTTATCATGGTATGCCTATTCCTGCTGGTAGTCCTGCTACATGCCAAGAACATTTGCTAAGGCCTTGGCCAGCCATCCTGCAATGAAGCCTCCTGCGCCATAGAGGAACTTTACAAGGGTAGAAACCTTGTTGGCCTTGTCGATGTATTGCCAGAATTTTCGGTTCCTTACATATTTCGCGTATCCCTTTTTGGCTTTTCGCCCTTCACTGGTAAGGCTGTAGTATGCTTCTCCCATTTCGAGGATGAGTCCTTCTCTTATCAGTCTGTTCAATATCAGCAATGGTTCATTGTCGTAATCAAACTTTTCGTTGATAGTCCAATGAATATCATCCTTGCTCATTTCGTTCTTTGTGAACAGTCCTAGTATGTAGTCTATAATTTTATTCTCATTCATATTCTTTTCGTTTAGAAGATGTCCACGGCACGGAATCTAAAACTTTCCTCATATCAGAACCTACAGCTTCCCAGTCTTTCCTCAAGTCAGACACATTGTTGCCTTTCAAGTAATCGTTGAACAGGCTGTTGTCGCCACCGAGGCTTCCTAAACTACGCAAGCCTTCTGCTAAAGGGTGGCGAGCGATGGTCATAGAGCTAACAGCTCTACGTCTTGTAATTCTTAATGCTCTCATTACTTGCGTTGTTGTTTTGTTATTGTTGCTTCTTTTCTACCGCTGCAAAAATACATCTTTTTTTCTGATACTGCCAAATATTTATTGCAATTTTAACTATAAACTTTGCTATAAAGTTTATTATAAAGATTAGAACACGCTAATTTCTGATAACTGCAAATACGCAAATATTAACTAAGATTTAACATCTTAGGCTTAAAAAAATGGAATTAGGCAATAATTTAACATACTAAATCATTGCCAATTCAGCAAAAATCACTAATTTTGCAGCGAAAATAAAACTGTATATATGGACATCTTCAGAAACATATTGGCATTTGGCTGTACGTTTTACCTGATATATTTTATCACGTCGAGCGTACTTAATATGTTGTTTGTCCTAACTTGCGGTTACACAACAAGCGTGCAAAAAAAAGCCGCTATTATCCTTGGGATTATAGCAGCTTCTCTTCTTATTCCTTATTATTATTATCCTGCTTAGTATTTATTGCGGGCGTTATTTTGAGCCTTGTACAGTTCTACGGCTGCATCTTGGAATGCCTTGGGCTATGGTTATTCACTCTAGCTTTTGCTATGGAAAAGGTATTTTGCCACGAAGATGAAAACACCTATCACGTCTGCCAGAGTCGTAGTGAGGAGCGTTATCAGGACATTATCTGATAATGACATCACGCCAAGACCGCTAAGGAAGACGATGACCATGGCAATAGTCATATATACACACATAAATCCGAAAATAGAGTAGCTGAACACCTTGCGCTGTTCCCTGTCTTGCTTGAGTCCCTGAATCTCCTCCTTCAGTTTTTCTATGACAGTCCGCTGGTATTCTATCTGTACATCTGGGTTATCGCTGCCCAGGTGTACATGTTTCTCTTCGGCTTCATCTATTTGCTTGTTATCAGCAGATAACAGGTTTACCACTTCTCTTTTCATGCATCTTGATTGCTACGTCCACGATTTTCTGATAAAATGCCGCTGTCAGTTCGTCTGGAATCTCACGGTTCTCGCCTTCGATATAGCATACATCCCAAGGCGTGCCCTTTCGGTGAGTGAGTTCCACCATCTCTGAGTCTGAATAGCTGTGATAGCGTTTCCACACCATTTCAACGATGGTCTTGGCATCATTATCCTTTAGTTCCGGAGTTTTGAAAATAGGCTGGTTCTTCTTTTCATCCCATTCCATCACCACGGTTTTTTCCGTGATAGGGGAAGCCTTGTATTGCTTGAATGAGTGATAGACAGAAGGTATGACAGGACCGTATCGCCAAGCTTCCACTTTATCAAACCTTGGGTCGAGCAGCGACTGATAGTTGAGTGCGAGCGAGAAGCCATGAGCGATATAGACTCGTTTCATCAGTCCCAGCTGGGTGATGTGTCTGCCTTCTTTATGTGCCAGTTCTATGAAGTAGTTGGCCACGGATAAAGCGTTCATGTTCATACGATATTGTTTTTATTTAGTTGAAATTTGCATTGTGTTAATGATTAACACGGTGCAAAAATACATCTTTTTTCTGAGATTGGCAAGTTTTATTGCGATTTTAACTATAAACTTTGCTATAAAGTTTGTTATAAAGATTAGAACACGCTAATTTCAGATAACTGCAAATGCGCAAATTTTAACTAAAATATACAATACAGGGAGATGAGGAATTTGCGCTATGAAAAAACGATGTTTTGCGGTCTTTGGAGCGGAAAACATACCTTATACCGATGAAATCGCAACATTTGGCAGGCTTCGACCTCGAAGTTGAAGATGCCGAATGTGTCGTTTTACGACAGGTTTTCCACACCCAAAGGTTGGAAAACCTCGATTTTATCGGGGTTTTAGGGATTCAAAGGGAAAATAATTCCCCTTTGTCGCCGAAAGGACCCCCCACTGCCCTACGCCCGAGGGCGCTTCCTGCCTCCTTGAGACGGGCGGAATATGTAAACGACCGTTAAAGAATTTGTAAGAAGGTAAAAGGAAAAGAAAAGGGAGCACGCTTCGCAGCGCACTCCCCTCAACGGCGGTCGGGCAAGAATGCCACCACCAGATTTGCATTAGAACAATTTTTATGAGAGCTTATCTGTTACAGCATAGAGCCTGTAGCGATGTACCCATCAGACTGCGGGAACTTCTCTATACCAATCATCAGCGTATCGAAGGCATCAGAACCATCGGTGCGGGCCTCCAGCTTATCCTCTTCGGTCTCAGCCAGCTTCTCTCCACGCTTATCCTTCTTGCCGTTATACACTCCTGCCAGACGGATGGAGATGAGCAGGTCTTCATTGTTCTCGCTATTGATCATTATCCTGTGCTCAGCTCTTCCCACAAACATACGGTTGAGGAGCAGCATCTTCTCAAGATGTCCCATCGGGTTGCCCAGATACACATCGTTCACATACCAGCCATGGTCTGTGAGGTAGTTGGTGATGAAGGTATGGAAGTCATCATTCATCAGGGCATAGTTGTTACCCACGAAGGTGGAGTCGTAGTAGAAGTTCACCTCCTTGCAGCGGTGATACTCGTAATACTGCATGAACTTATCGAGCAGGGCAGGCAGCTTCTCCTCATACTTCACGAAGATGCTCTTCAGGCAGCGGGCTTCACCCCGCAGGTTGTCCTGTCCTACGGCTATCCAGTTGATCAGGGCGTTGGCATCGAAGGCGATGCACAGCGGTCGGTCGGGATCCACATCATCATCCATGCGTGAATCCACATGCTGAAGCTTGTCTATATCATACTCCAGCCCGTCCAGATAGGCTAGGTTGGGCGCCGTATATAGGTTCACATCCCGGAGATTGGAGTAGAAGCCGTCGAGCGAGATGGAAGGGCGCTTGCACATAATGGAAGTCTGGAAGGTGAGGGCGGGCAGATCTCGCTTCATCTGTTTGATGAAATCCATACCCAGCACCTCGATGTTATATACTGAAGAGTACTCTTTATAGAAGAGAGCCTTGGAGCGCAGCTGTGCCAGATGCAGCCCTATCTCCTTGAGTCTGCGCTTGGCATAGAGGCTGATGTGCCCTGAGGTCTTGATGCGGTTGCGGATATCATATTCCTCCACCACGAGCGAAGAGATGGCGTCGATGAGCTGCTGGTCGCAGTCCTTCTTGTAGTTGAGGAACCAGGAACCCTTCTTGGTTACGGGCATATCCGAGGTGATGAGCATGCCGTGGTGGTAGTAGTGGCGCCCGAAAAGATTCACGTTACCACGGTTGGCAGGGAAGGTTTCATCCTTCAGCTGCTCGAAGTTGATGAACTTCGCCTCGTCGATATCCAGGTAATCGAGCGAGAGGGAGTTGGAGGTTCCCTTGCGGTCCTGCGAGATGATGGTACCGATGGACCCGTTATAGAAAGAGATGGTGTTCTCCCAGTTGGAAGGCGGGATTACCGGTTCCGGCCATCCCAGCTTCTTGGGTGGCTTGATGCCGATGAGATAATGCTTGCCCCGGTGGAATCCCCATCGCTCCCAGTGCTGGAGCATGGAAGGAAGCGTATTGGTGAGACATCGCTTGGTGTTGGCTGATACGAAACCTCCGTCGCTTCCGGGCATACGCTGCATGTTGCGCAGGTTGAAGGTGGCATGCAGGATACTCTTTCCGATACCACGACCGCCCACGACCACAGAGTCGCGGGCATTGATGAGGTTTACTTCCTGCTGTGCCGGATTGAAATATTGCTCTATCATAATGAATTCTCCTCTTCCTTGACTTCTTCTGTTGGTGTATATTCCAGGAGCTGCTCGTCATAATCCTCGCTCTCGATCCTGATGAGATCCATGGAGTTGTCGGTGTATTTCCTGATGAGCTTCTTGATGGTACCCATCACGTTCGGTATGCGCTTCAGTCCGAGATGGCGAGGGTCGGTAGTAGGTATGAATACCTGAGGCTGGATCATGTCGTAGCCGTTATCCACAGGGTCTTCCTTGTCGAGCAGGTGGTATTTGCCGTATGCGGCAGCTGCTGCAGCCATGGCTCTGGCATCGCCCATATTGTCTGCCTTCTCGTAGGTGCGCTGAATCATCTGGTCGAAGCGGTACCGGGCAAAGTCCTTGGAAACCTTCTGCAGGTTGCCCAATATGAGCTTGATGAGGTGCAGGTCATTGTAAGCCATCATGCGCTGCACCTTGTAGTCCTGCATATCCTTGAAGACCAGTTCCTGGTCTGTCTTGCGTGGATTGATGAGCCACCAGGCATAAAGAGCCCGGATGCGCAGAATGCGGTCACGCACGGGTGCGGGAACATTCTGTGCATCCATCTCTTCGGGTGTGCGGTCCATCAGGTCGATGATGGCATCGATGTTGGCTGGTTCTCTCATATCTTGATCTCCTCTATCATTTTATTCAGATATTCATGTGTGCGCTGTACGGCTTGAGGTGAGCCGGCTGCAGCCAGTTCCAGCTCATTCCTGCGAATCTGCTGCCTGACTTTTGCCATGCCCAGATAATAGACGCGCCGGAGCTCTGATGCAGGGTCGAGAATCTCTTCACGCAGAACATCCTCCTTAATATCCAAAAGGACGGACATCTCCGAGATCGGAGTCAGGTTCTCTGCCAGCTCTTGCACTTTGTTGAGTAACTCCTGAGTAATTTCCATTGATTCTTAAGCTTTGATTGTCACAATGACTGGTATATCCATTGAACAGGTCGGCAAAGACCTGTGGTTCCGTGGTGATGATGGTACTCTCGTCACGGCTGCCGTATGTCTGGTTTTGGGACGTGACGACCGAAACAACATGCTGATCATTCCGGAAAAGCGTCACCTTGGAATGGTTCTCGCCCAGATAGACATCATCGAAGCATGCCGACATAAGCCGCCACAGGTGTACGGTCTTCTTGCTTGCCTTCACATCCAGCAGCATCTTTGCCGACGAGATGCTGCCCGAATCCCGCATCAGGCGGAAACCTCTGAGGAACTCCTCGGAGGTGGAGTAGGAAGACACCCACACATCAGCAGGACCAATCTGTGAAAGGATCCACTTGATGAGTCCGAGTGTGTGCAGGTGCCGTCCGAAGTATGCCTGTGTCTTCACCTCATCGATGGGCTTGAGTATATCGGCAACTTTAACCCTGGCTGGCATTTTCGGCGAGTCTGGCTTTAGCTACCCGGTCACGGTCGGCACGTGTCACCTGGTATGAGTCGTAGGTGAGCATATCGGCACGATACTTCTTGTCGAGATCTGAAAGAATTTTCAGATGCTCGTATCGGTCGCACGGTTCCTTGTCTTCCATCGCCTTGAGCGTCTCGAAGGTAGATTTGATTTCCTTGTATCGCTTGGCGTTGATATCCCAGAGGTCGGCTACTTCCTTGGGCAGGAAATCGTGATCCTTGCGCTTGCCCTTACGGACAACAGCCACTCCATCGCTATCCGAGGACGGGAGTTCTGTATCATCGGTAGAGGCATTTTCCTCGATGGAATCGCCGTTTTTCTCCGATTTTCCCTGATTTTCTCCGTTATTCTCTGATATTCTCTCATTTTCTCCGATTTTCTCCGCTTCTCCTTCGGCAATGATAGCCTGGGCTTCAGGAATCACGATATCGTTCATCTTCCTGACCTCCTCGATGGTCATGTTGTCGAGACGGATCTTGAGGAACTTATTCAGTTCATACTCTATGTTGGTGCGGTATGCCTGGGGCTGTCGGGTTGCTCGGACATGATAGAACCGGTTTCGGTTGAGACGGAAGAGCATATCTGCTCCCTTGATGATTTCAGCATCCGATTCGTGCTTGGAGTTGAGCCACTCCTGCATCTGTCTGGTAAATTGATGATCCATATTCAATTATATAATAAGGTGAAAACAAACAAAGGCGGCTCAGGCACGAAGCGAGAGCCACCTAAGCAAATCAGTATGTGTAGTTATGTAAATTTGGGCAAATCTTACGCGTGACCGGTTGCTTCCCAAGCAGAGCCATCGCTGCCCTTGATATCACCTTCATCTGTCTCAAGCTTGCCATCATAGTATGGAGCAGGGCAGAAATCGGTGGCCTCTACGCCGAGAGTTGAGGTCTTTGAGTCGGTAGCTCCGGCGCCGCTGTTCTGGGCAAATGTGGTCTTCACCGGGAACATCTCGTTACCGAGAATGCGGAAGCGGCCATTAGGATCCTGCTGGGCATAGACCAGTTCGTCATTGATCGCCATACGGCCGAAACCGGTAATATCGGCATCAGTGCCGCCGATGATATACTCTGCCTTGTTGAGGAAGGTAGCTGATGGAGCTTCGCCCTGAGTCTCCGTGGTGATGGAAGACTTGAGTGCTACGAGGTCAACTGCGTGCCACTTGGCATCAGCGGCAAGAGTGAAGTCACCCTTATAGGTGGCGAGTTCCTCCAGTCCCTTGGTGGTATCGCCAGGATCTGGAAGCTTTGGCCATGCAAGAATCTGCGAAAGCGGGATGGCCAGGAACTTCGGCTTAATGCCGGGACGAATAATCGTACCCGGACATTTGCGCACTGATTTATATAAATCTTTGTTAGTACATGCCATTTTTTAATCTCCTATATTATATAAGGTGAAACATTAGACGTTTCCGTCAGCGGTATCGTCCTTGCCACTCTGTTTGCCGCCAGTCTGGCTGGCAGATGATGTGGCTGCCTTCTGGATGAGTGGCTTGGTACCATCATCGGTGATGAACAGGGTTCGCTCCTTGTTGATGCTCTCAAACTGGGTACCGAAGAACTTGGTAGCAATAAAGTCGAGTTTCCATGGGTGATACTTCTCGACCTTAATCTGCTCAGCATCGTTGTTGTTGATCTCGTTGACGCCCACCAGCATGTTGCTCTTGGTAGTAAGCTCAAAGAAAGGAGCATCCTTCTTGTTGGAAAGGACAGCGAACTCAACGTTGCCGAATCCTTCTACGGTGAGGTGGTTGTAATCCTTGTTGTAAGGAGCAGCACCAAACTTCTTGAGGAAGGCACGGTTGTAGAGGTTGACGAATGACTGAGGAACGTAAAGGTAAACCTTATCCTCTGCCATCAGCTCTTCATCGGCAAACTCGCAGATGCCCTGTGCGAAATCTACGGCGTTGTCATCGTTGATGGTCTTGTTGTCGCCCAGGATATCTGCAACCTTGATGAGGTTTCCGAGTTTGGCTGAAAGCTTGCCGGCATCCAGTTCAGTCTTGGCAATGGTATCAAAACCATTGAAGAGGTCAACAGAACCTGTTCCTGTAGGGTTGCGTACTGCCTTGAACAGAACCTTGTCGAGGTTCTTGCCGAGCTTCAGGGCGAGGAGCTGAAGAACCTGCAGCGTGATAGGCACATTCTTCAGGGCATCGCCATTAGTGACGTTGGCGCCCCAGATGGTGGAATAAACTGAGTTAGGTGAGAACTTGATATCGACATTGCCAAAGAACACCTCCAGGGTACGAGGTGTAATCTTGACGTTGCCGTCAGCTACGCGGTTCTCATCGTATGGACCGAACTCAGCACCGCCTGTAAGTTCGCCTACGGTCTCTGATACACGGATGCCTGGGCGAAGAGTCATGTAGCTGAGTGACTTCTTCAGACCTCTGGTAGGCATGGTGATTAACTTATTACGGTAGATCTTTGCCGTCTTTTGCAGCTGTTCCTGTACGTCAACAGGTGCAACAAATTTATCATTCTCTGCCATATTATGCAAAATCAATTAAAACGTCCGATACTTGATCTGAGCAGAAGTCCTGAGCCTTGTTGTCATCTACGGCAGTGTGGGTTTCGCCACCCGGTTCTTTCTCCAGATCCTTTACTTTCTCTTCAAGGTCTTTCTTATCCTTCTCCAGGTTCTTGACCTTATCCTCCAGTTCCTTCTTCTCGTTCTTGACCTTGTCGAGTTCCTCGTTCTTGGTCTTGATCGAGCTGGAGTCGGCAGCAATCTTATCCTCCAGTTTCTGCATCTGCTCCTGGGAGATGGTGCAGTCCTTGGCTGATTCCTCTGCCTCAATGCCCTCTACGTTGAGAACATTGTTGATGTGAGTCCATTTCTTAATCATATCTAAAACATTTTTGTGTGAGTTTTCCTTTCCGAAGATTCGTTCCAGGAAGCCCGGCTTCTTCTCATACCAGGAATTGACGACCTCTGGCAGTGCTGGAAGATTGTTGTACTTGATGAAGTTCTGTGTTGACTCCGTGATTTCAGCCGGCTTGCCATCCATCGACTCATCGACTAAACCGAGATCGATGCACTCATCCACGGTATGCCATTTGGCTTCAGACATCACCCTGATGATATCCTCGTGCTTCTTTCCCGAGCGATCGCAGTAAACATTTGCAATGATATTGTCTATCTTCTGCTGGTCTTCCTGTTGCTTCTGCAGCTGCTCGATGAGGGAACCGATTTCTTCCTCATTGAGGGCGCTCCATACAAACTGCTCCGTGGAACACTTATGAACCAGGAGCAAACTGTACTTGTTCATTCGGATCTTCTTGGCGCCCATCGCACAGATGGTGGCGGCGGATGCAGAGAAGCCCGCCTGGAAGTCAACCGTCACATCGCCATGGTCCTTGAACATCTGACAGATGGCGAGACCTGCGGAAACCGCACCGCCCGGCGAATCGATGGCTACATCGACGTGCTTGCCTTTGTTGTTATTAAGGATATCGCGGACCATAAACTTGGTCCACGACCCTATATAACCGGTGATAGATATTTGATATTTCATACAACTTAGCGAATTTGATTGCCGCAAAGTTATATAATAAGGAGAAGAAATAAAAAAACTTATTCTATGATTTGGAGCGGTCTGATGACGTCTGTCCAAGTCACTGTATAGGTAATCAGGGATGATTCCGTATGTGAACTTGGCAGGTTTTCGGTACGGGTGAGTACCGGATATGGTCGGCGGTCGCAGCCCATAAGGTAGCGGATGCCATCTGCCGTGGTGATTCTGAAGGCTAGAGGTCGGTAGTTCGGATCTATCTGCTCGCACGACTTGAAGGTGAGCTTGGAGGTGAAAATGCGGACTTTTGACTCTACTTTGTCGGAAATCTCACAACTTGACGGAACTTTGCATTGAATTGACCGGAAGTTAGCAGCCGACGGTACAATGCATCTCTGATCCATAGGGAAGACGACACTTTTGAGGTTTTCTGCCTCTGTCATCTCAATCTTGATGATGTTTTTGATGTATGCCATATTTCTAAGTTGTTTGGTTATTTCGAATATTTCTATTCTGTTCGGAGTTGTTCGCCGAAACGGAAAAAAATGTATTAATCTTTATTAAATCTTGTTGTAGAGTTTAAATTTACGCCCTTTTTTGCGTGCTGATCGCGCATTCTGTAGAAGCATTGGCGCACGGTATCCTCATAATCAATGCCAATGCCATGTTGCTCGCACCAGGCTGAAATGAGTGATGAAAGCTTGCATGAGCGGTCAGCGATGTCCTTCAGGGATGCCCAGAGGTCTATCTTGAAAAGGTCGGTGATCATCTCCTTCACGGCTCTTCTGGCACGTGGGCCCAGGTAGTTGTACTCACGTATTGGCTTTGCCTTGGATTCCGGAAGCGAGATGGCGATATACTCATTAGGGTGAATGAGCCATCGGCTCTGTTCGTACTCCTCATCTTTGAAGGTATTCGTCACGCTCTGGTGCAGTGAGGCGGCATCCGCCTTCTCCATCTCTTCCTGGTTCTCCTGTTCTACAGGCGACAGTTTAGCCTGAGGCGGTTTACTTGTGAACCGACGTATGACGGCAACCTCGTTGCCGATGATAGGGAAAATAATTGGATTCCCATAACTGTGGTATGCCCATTGCCTGATATGAGCAGGCACCTTGATGTAAACTACTCTATTCATATGCCATTTTTCGGCAAAGATACAAATAAAAATTGAGATAACTAATAATTATTGGTAAAAAGCTAATATTTCTTAGTAAATTTGATGTGATGTAATTTCGTCCGAAAAGTTTGTATTTTTGTATCGTGTAACTTCGACTTTGTAACTTACTGATAATCAGTGTTATTCTTTTGATACATTTTTTCGATACAAAAAAGTGAGCCAAAACAAAGTTGTAACATAACCTATATGAGAAGGTGGGGCGCTGTTACAAAAACAGTTCGTTACAAACTTCAAAAACTTTGTAACTGAGATGTAACGCAACTTTGTAACGGCTCGGGTTTTGGTTAACTCGCTCTTTTTTAGTTATTTATATCCTTTCACCAACATTCTGTTACAGAGTTACAAAAGATTTGTATAATAAATAAGAAAGGGGAGTGGGGAAAACAGCGGTAGGCGGGGAAAAGGGCTAAAATGAGCCTGTCGAGCAGGGCAGGCCATACCTGGTGAAGACGAAAAAGGGAGCGATGAACAGATGCTCATCACTCCCTCGTAACATGAGAAAAGAAATATAAAAATCAGCGAATTTCGCTTGAAAATTTTGCCGAAAATATTTGCATAATTCAGATATTTTTTGTACCTTTGCACTATAACTTGGGGCTATATACCCTATTATATATGTAGGGGTTAGAAAGCTTCGTTACTATTAGTATCTATCTTACTCCAGTCGATTGTCGATTGATAATCACCCTTTTTTGCTTGAGTTTCTTCTTTTGGAGAATCACTCTTCTTGCTTCTGAGATAAATCATCTCAACCGGGCTTCCATCAGGATGCGCTGGATCTCTTCTGATAATGCGATGCTGGCTGTTACAGAGGTCATCCGGGTTCAGGGCTTCAATGTATGGGCATAGCTCCACAAATGCCTTCAGCTTCTTGGTAAAGCTCTGTGTCGTTGCTTTGTTAAGGCCGGAGAACTGTTTGAAGTCTGTAAATGCCTTTTCTCTTACGACAAACTCGTCGAGTCTTCCACTCTCCTCAGAGAAATAAGAACTGGCCCAATCCTCGAAGTTCACACCCATATCAGCTTTAAACTTGCGCTTAACGATATTCTCCATAGGTGGCAGTATCTTTACGGGTTCTCCCACGAGAGATATGTAGAAGCGGCAGCATTGCAGGAAGAAGTTGATGTCTGCGTTCCATTCGGCCTCAGAATAGGTCTTGGAAAACAGATCCTTGTCGAAATCATCTCTGATGCTTCTGGTCTCCTGGTAGTCATTATCCTCCGTGCGCTGATGATAATAGTCTGAGAACACCATATACAGCAATCTCGCCTCTGAAGACGGATCGAAATCTGCCGGCACATAATTAGTAGTGAAGGCAATTTTCGGGCTATCCTCGAAAGGTATAGTGAAGCTCTGGTTGTTCTTTGGGTTTACAGTCATATCTGAAGTAATATTATCATAGAAGAGTCCTGTGTTGAGATACCGGTCACAGTCATCGAGCAGCAGCATCTGGGTGTGCTGGGTTACCTGGTCGAAGACATGAGGGTTGTCCATCAGCTTCGGGTTTCTACCGGACAGCTTAACGGTCTTCATCAGCAAAGAGAGTGTCTTGAAGAAGAAACTCTTACCCGAACGGCCGTTGCATTCGTTGTCTTCACCGATTTTGTTGTCCATGGCCATAGGCGCCCATGCTCGTGAAGGAGACTTGTAATGATGAAGCATATACCCGAATGTGAATATCTTGTTGATGAGGTTCTGTTTCTGTTCGGCAATCTCGACATCGGTCAGGCCTTCACCTGCGATATCGAATAGGTGAGCCTTATGATATGCTTCTTTCTCATCAACGCTTCTCTCCTCGAAGTTGTATTCCAGTTCCTTGCGCCAGTAGGTGCGTGAGGCGTTGATCAGATAGCCAAAGAAGTGAGAACTCACGTTCTTGACCTCGATATCAAACTTCGGTCTGCCATCCTCATCGATGGTACGCGTGATGGTGAACATATCATCGAGCTTCTTGAAGTTATGATCGATGACGTTCTCCTGCCATACGTAGTTCTTGAGCGAGCTTCCTTCACGCTGATACTCAATCAGGCCATCCTTGGTTACCTCTATGCTGACACGAGGGAAGAAGAACAGCTGGGAGTGATTGGTGTAATTGGTGAAGTCAAGCGTTATTTCCTGGAGTGAATCGAGCGCAGCGCTGGAGAGCTTCGGGGTATTCAATACCAGGTTGAGAATATCTCGCTTTTCTGCTCTGTCGATGACCCATTGTCGGCAGAACTCACGGATATCTCTTGTGGTGATGAGCTTCACGATGTTACCGGTGATTCTTACATACTTCGTGATGGTGGAGTTCTCGTCGTGGAGCGTGTAGAAACCGTTAAGGCGAAGGAAATTGTAGAGGCACGCTGTATCGATATAGTGGTCCCAGGTGTTGGACTTCTTGTTGAGCTTGCTCACCCAGAAACGGGCAGGCATGGCCAGCGTCATCAGATTGCGGAAGTCCTTGCGGGTATTGCGCAGCTCCATCCAGTCACGGAGATCCTTGCGGCCTTTTCCTCGGTTGTCGTGGTAGGTCCTGAGCCATTGTGGCAGCCAGATGGTATGTATGTCAATGTAGCGCAGGGCAAGTTCCGTTCCCTTGGAGATGCCGGTCTCGTCGATGTCCGGTATATTATAGAGCACTTCCACATACTTCATGATTTCTCTGTATTCCTCCTCGCTGAGCTTGTAGGTCTCAGAGTTGAACCATAGAGGGTGGTAACCGAGAGACTTGCAGCAGAGGCTGTCTCGTTCTCCGCTGCAGATGAATGCTTCAGGAAGTTTCTGCTCTTTATAGACCTTCGATTCATCGACGTTGGTCTTGTTGAATTCAGCCATCTCCTTGGCGTTGAACTCATGGTATGCTTTCTTGAGCTCAGCCAGACCATTGATGTACTTCTTAGGCTTGACACCATCAGGAGTATATGAGAATCTCCACTGTTTGCTGAAGTTGAGTGGTTCGTATATCTTGTAGAATTTTACTTCCGGTTTCTCTCCTTCAGCTGGAGAAACCAGGCACTCACGCATGAAGATAGGGTAGTGCTCATTGCTGTATTTGATCTTGACCTTGCGGTCTTTGACATATCCAATCCATTTGGCTGAATGCCAGTTGAGGGCATCCACATGTTCCTGCTTCACGTTTGGACCAAGAACCTTCAGTTCATCTTCCGTGAATTTATCATTGAGTTCAAAGATGCGGGTACCATCTTTCTCATCGATGGTGGCATCACGTTCTGCAAAAGTAGGCTTGTTTACATCCTTCTTGAGCTCATCGGTAACGTTATACTCTGCTGCCAGGCGAAGGATGGCATCAGGGAAACGGTCGATATTCTTCTCCTTCATATAGAGATCGATAGGAGATTCTGCATTTCCTTCGCCTCCAAAGTCTGTTACTCTCCAGCATTCCTTGTACTTCTTCAGGGAACACGATGGGGTATTCTCCTTTCGGATGGCAAAGTGCTTCTTGGGCGTTCCTGTGCAGTATTTCTGCACGCATTCTTTAGCGTCCGGGTATAATGCGATGATTATGTCCAGTCCGTCATCGGTTGCCTGGTAAATCTGTTCTGCTTTGATCATATTTCTTTTCCTTTAAAAACTGCCTGCAAAGATAAATGTTTGCAGGCTCAAAACAAAATACTTGCTGCCGATAGCCTTAATGCCTTAGGATATGTAGCTTTACGGCTTTGTTGACAGCATTTGGCTGAGATCGGTTGATTTCTGAGAGAATGCGGATTTCGAATTCCGCTTGTGTCTCGAATCTTTTACGTAGTGGGGGAGGCCGTCCGAAAACTTAATTAGGGAAGCAAATAACTGAATTGAGCATTTTTCTTTTGCTCTTTATAGTTAATTAACCTCGTATCTTCTTGATTCTCAATTATTTTATGTATTTTT